GCAATTAACAAAAATGAAAAAGATCCTGTGCAGATTATGTACTTCAAGATCTACCAACCTGGTTTAACTTACTACCCAATTCCTGACTGGTCTGCAGGACAAAGATCAATTGAAATTGATATTGAAATTAAAAACTTTCATATGAATAACCTACGTCAAGGTATGGTTCCTTCATTATGGATTAACTATAACAACGGAATACCTGGTGAGGAAGAGCAACGTATCTTAGTACGTGCATTAGAATCACAATATGGTGGAACAGATAATGCAGGTCAAGCGATTGTATCTTTTAACGAATCTAAGGAGCAGTCTCCTGATATTGTGCAGATCCCTCGTAACGATCACGATAGTTATTATCAAAGTTTATATGAGGATATTAGCAGAGCAATCTTATCTTCTCATCGTGTAAGTAGTGCAGAACTTTTTGGTATATCAACACCAGGTAAATTGGGATCACGTAATGAGATTATTGATCACTCAGAATATTTCCGCAAGATGGTTATCATGCCGTATCAAGATGAAATATTACCTGTCTTTAATAAGATGATGAGTTTATTCTCAGGTAAGAAAACAACATTAGAAATTACACCATTATCAATTTATCAAACGGTTGATGTTACGGATAACACAACGGTTGGAACTGATACATCAGGTGCAGAGAAACCACCTCCACCGATTAAGACGGGAGCAAATGAGGTGAATAGACCTGAAACAAATTACCCAAACTTAAACAACTAACAAATGTCAACAATAGGAAAATTACTGATCAGTGAAGTAAAGTTAAAGAACTACACAAATATTAACAAGAACGTTGATATGGATGTATTAAAAGCGGAGATACAGATCGCACAGGATATAGATGTTCAAACTATATTGGGAACTTTATTCTATAAGCATCTATTGGATGGAATACAAGAAGATGGAACAACAACCTGGAATGATGATGAAAAGACTTTGGTGAATGAGTATCTTCAACCATTCCTTGTGCAGACTGCATATTTTAACGCTATTCCACAGATTATGTATAGAACGATGAATAGAGGTATAGTTGAAGGGGAGATGCAGAATGCAAAATCTGTGGATATAGAAACGATGAAGTATCTACGTAATGTACAGAAAGCAAGAGCGGACTTTTATTTGCAACGTTTAATGGACTGGTTATTAATTGGTAGAGGACAAAATAGATTCCCACAATATAACTCAGCATCAACTCTTGATGGTATGATACCTGATAGAATACAAAAATATAATAATGGTATATTCTTACGTAACTCAACAAGAAAAGGTTGGAATGTAAGGGACTTGCAACGTCAAGGTATACCTGTTTACTCAGAGATGGATAATGCATATAGAAACTGTCCTGAATGTTATTAATATGATACACGAATTAAGAACACCCATTTGGGTTGAAACACCATTAGGAAAAGGGAAATGCATATGTTGGATTGATTATAATATTGATACCAATACAATATGGAAAGTTGTGCTAATGGATGGGACGGTTAGAAACTTCTATGATCACGATATAATTGTAATACCAAATTTAATGAATCAAAATATATGAGCGACCCAATAATAGGAGAAGGAATACCAGAATATATTGATAGAATACTATCAGAAACAAATAACCAATTCTCACCAAAAGAAATAGTTGAGAATTACGAAAAATTTAATAAAGAAACATTATGGCCACTGTAGCAGAATTTATTAGTGTACTTAGGAACAGTTCTCCTCAAGTACATATCTTCCATAACCAAACAAGAGTATATTCCGAACATCAAGCGTTGGGAATGTACTATGATGATGTATTGGATTTAATTGATAGAATAACAGAAACTTACACAGCACTATATGGTAAGATTGAAGATTATAAATCAGCACCATATAGAAACTATGTATCCAAAGATGATACTGTTACCTATTTTAAAAACTTATATTCTTACGTTCAAAAGAATAGAAGCATCTTTCAAGAGAGTTTTATTCAGAACATAATTGATGAACTATCTGAATTATTAACTCAAACATTATTCAGATTGGGATTAAACCAAATATAATATGCTAAATCAAGTAACAGAATTATTAAAAGAAAAAGGATTATTACCATATGTTTCAACAACTGAGATAATGGTATATACCCAAATGTGGTTGGATTTTATGAAAGAAGGTGCAACCGATGAAATAAGAAATAAATTTAAATCCTTTGATAAGGTTGTTGAAGATAGAAAATCATTTGACACCTATGTTAAAAAGATGAAAGAAAGAGAAGATGAACAAATGGAAAATTTTAAGTTGACCTATAAAGTAAAACAAAATGTAATATGAAAAGCAAAGAAAGATTAGAATTTGAAAGAGCATATAAATTCCAACGATTAATGAATATTCGTATGGGAAAGAAAAACGAAGGTTTGGAACCAAATCCTTGTTGGGATGGATATGAACCAATTGGTTTAAAAGACGATGGTTCACCAAACTGTGTTCCAATTAAAGCATCAAAAGAAGAATTTGTAATACCAACCCCTGAATCAGGTGAAAAGGAATCAGATTATATCAATAGATGTATGGGAGCAATCGGTTCAGAATATGATACACAAGAGCAAGCACTAGCAGTGTGCTACGCTCAATTAAAATAATATGGGTTTAGAAGACCCTCTGTTCGGTTCATTCTTCATAATTACCCTTCGTTTCTACGAGGGGTTTTTTTATCCCTCAGGTGTAGCAGAAAAAAATTCCAGACGACTTTACGTATTAAATATATTTTTCTGAAACGTACCTGAAGCGAGCTACCGAAAGGGAGCGAGCGATAATTACCCTCAGGTGTGGGGAAAAAACTTGTACGTAAGGTGAATTGACAAATACAAAAAAAAGTTCAAGTAACCAAATAAAGTTATCCCCACTCTATTATCGCTCCCTCCACTTCGTTCCGCTCGCTTCATCCCCTTTGTGACACATTATATCATCCTTATATAGATCGTCCAAATATACCCCCTTAAAATGCGATTAAACACCATCCTGCAGCGAACACGTAGTGTGAGCGGCAGGAACTATACTTATTGGTCCATAAAATTAGTAGACTATTCGGTCCTTATAATTACGCTCACACTACGTGTTCGCTTCAGGTCCCATATTGTGGATAACTTTATTTGGCCATTTAAAAACTTTTTATTAAACGGGTCGGAGCGAGACCGAAGGTCGAGCGTGATAATGACTTATGCCTCTTCCCTTTTTCCTTCCCCTTATGTCAGGCTGTGCGAAGTTCCCCTGACATTTTGACACACCCTCCCTACACTTCGTTTCGGTCGGTGCAGGGGTTTTTATTTACTAATATTAAAATATTTTCAAATATTTCGACTTATTATTAGGCCTATATAGACCGCTCATGCTCCCTGTCGGTAGCATTCGCTGCAGGGTAAATAGAAAAGGCCAACCATTATGGTTGACCCCTTCATTTGATATATGGAACGACAAATCTATATGTTATTTCTAATTAATTAGTTGTTGTTGGGTCTATTTGTGTCATTATCTTACACATCATACTTTCTAATGCATTAGTTGTATTTTCCCTGTTGTTTAGTTCCAACTCAGGTGAATCATATACCTTTTCCAAACAGGCCTCAATAAAGCCATATAATATTAATGACTCTTGTGTTGTTAAATTTAGTTGTATCATTTGTTATTTATTATTGTTTTTAAAATGGTAGTTCATCTCTTTCTATTGTGCTATTAACCATATTGGTATATTGTGCATTAATACTTGCATCCAATTTGATTAGATGGTCTATTACCTTATCATTAGCATCATTTGCAATTAGATCCTTTAATTCGAATCTAATCAGTTGTTTAATGATATTATACTCTGCTTCGGTAAAGTAGAAAGGATAACCTTCCATATTTTCTTTGTTTTTTTCGTACTGCTTTAGTACATCTTCGAATGAATTGTTCATAGGTATATTGGGTTTAAATTTTATATCGTCAATTAGTTCAGCTACCTCTTGATAGGTTTCCACAGCGTTATTCTTTATTGCTTGACATACCACAGCTTTATACAGTGATTTATCAATTTCATACCCGCTATCACCATTATTGATCATGACCGCTGTATCCCATCCATATTTGAATAGTTCTTCCTTTGTTGGGTTATTCATATTATAAGTTTTGATTTTTTCCGTATTTTCTTTTAAATGCAGGTAGACCATTGCATTCCACATAGTTGATAGCGTGCTGAAGACAGTCATATATAAATGGGTGGCTTCTATGCTCGTGGGTAATATACTCATACTCCCAATAGATAAAATTATATAGTGCTTTGGAATACTTCATATTATGCTCACCGTTATGGTTAATTAAAGATACAGCCATAGCTTCAAATGGTAAAATCTCATATTTACTCTCTTCCTTCATCTTATCTTCAAATTGGTTATAGACATCCACAATATACTTCTTATTGTGCATGAAGGCGTTCATAATCAATACAATCTCATCCATAAATACTTCTCTGTCCTTTGTATAAGTCATATTGTGCTTGAAATATTTCATATTACTTAGATTTAATATAGTTCTGTAATACTTTGATTGAATGAGACGCTGCAGCTTGATTTTGTTTACTTTACGATCCACATTGAGGTTTTGTTGTCCCATACCCAAATGTCGCCGATTGTTTTGTTTTTAATATATCAATTGTTTAATGAGACACAAAGATAAGTATGTTTTTGAATATACCAAAAAATATTTTAAAAAGTTATCCACATAATTATTCACATATACCCAATCTGTTGTATTAACTGCATGAACTGATCTAGCGTGGCGTTTCTATTCATATAATATACCTGCTTAATCTTATCAAAATACATTCTATGGGCCATATGGTTATAGTTCTCAGCCGGTGTTACCCACTCAAGGTTGCTCAAATGGTTGTTATCCCTTATACCATCAATATGATTCACAAATGGTTTATTATGTGGGTTCGGAATAAAAGCCGTAGCTACAAGCCTATGAATAAATTGATGCTTCATCTTTCCATCTATTGGTAATAATAACTTTCTATATCCACACTTATGACGATGGTGGGCCATTACCTTACCCGTTTGATTATTAATTACAATCCCTTCCTCATTGACAGAATAATTCGGATTGACCTTACATTCAATAAACATTTAACATTAAAATTTAAATTAAAAAATAGGGGGAGCGAAGTAATAAAAAGTATAACAAAACAAATCAAATAGATAGTGCTCCCCCGTTATATAAATATATCATTTATCAATAAAATTGTGAAGGGCCAGCCACACCAAACCGACCCCCACCAATTTATCCTTTTAGAATGATAGAATTAACATCCGATACCAAATCAGTGCTCTCTGATAACCATTGCTCAAAATCCATTCTCGATTGAACTTTCAATTTGGTTCCAAACTCACCCGTTTCCAAATCATACGTCACATCAAACATAACCAATAGTCCAACCCTTCCATCCTTATTCTTATTGCAAAAATCTATTATCTCATCCTTTGAAAATACATAACACATCACAATATTGAATAATACATCACAAGACATTTTTAGATCACAATTATGCATGACCATAGTTTCAGGAATATTATTATTAAATATTCTATGAGTTAAAACGGCCGCTGAATTGGATAATTCCTTAATCTCATCCTCGTTGCATCCAATCTCATACTTCTGTGGAAGACCCAAAAATCTTTCAATAGGTTGGATACATTTTGAGCAAGTGGATTCATATCTCATTCTAAGATTATCCTGAATCTCATAATAATTGATTCTGAACGCTGCACCCATAATTCCTGTTTCAGTTGGTAGCTTCATCATTTCAATTTGATCCAAAGTATTAATCTTCTTAACCAATTTTACTTTGCTCATGCTATTTTTTCTTCTTGACATAACGGTTTATTTGGTGAATTAATATGGTAAATCTATTGGGTCAATACCTTCCACCGAATCATCAGTTGGATGCTCTTCTTGAAGAAAATCAACTTCCTTTTGACGTGCCTCATTTAACTGCTGCAATTCCTCATCGGTCATATAGATTGACATCAAATGATTGTAACAACTAAATGCAGTAAACGTTAATCCCATATTATACACCTCTGTAATGTCATAATATTCATGCAAGGATTCATCATTATCTTCCTCCCATTGCTCAAACATTTGTGGTAATAAACGTAACTCCTGAACTGAGAAGTTATTTAATAATTTTTCAACGAATGCTTTTTGTTCCTCGTTGTAGAACCCTCGTGTAATGTGTACTCGTGGCATAGTTAATTGTTTTTTGTTTGTATAAAGATAGGCAATATTACCCAAATAAAAAAATATTTGATCGATTACTTTTCCACAGTTTCAAAATCTATATAATCTCCCACATCAGTTGGTTCCACAGTTTCTATCGCGTCCGTAATCTTTAATTCCTCGTTGATGATTTGATCCGCTCGTTTTTCCAAATGAGTTGAACTTACTCTATCATGCTGCCAGTGAATCATCGCCATTTCAAATTCTGCTCTGTATTTTTCCTTGTTGGTAGCATTACCCTCTATGATCAACATAAACAAATAAAAGAACCTTTTAACCCCTTTTAAATGCTTTATACGCTCAATTGCTATCGCTGTTGGTGGAGCATCACCAAATATTTTGCTCATGTCAATTGCTCTATCAGCCATCAACTTTTTATAACTTGCTAATCTATTCTTTTTCATAATGTAAAATATAAATAGCTTTTCTGACATTTGGAAATATTTATAGTATATCTTTTCCACATAAAAAAAATTAGATGTGGATTTGTTTTTTTGGATTAGATTATTTATATTAGTATAGACCGATTATCTCTGGAGGCGGTATAACCTCCTAAAACTCCACCTGACGGAGCCTTGATTAAAATAGTAAGTTAATCCCATATACCGAACGAAGCAGTCGGGAAGTGGTCTTGAGTGTGAAGGGTTTTTTTGGCACCGAAGCGTGTATGTTAGAAATGTCTTCAGGACCCCGTTACAGCAATTACGGATACTCTTTAGTTACCATAATTGGGTCGAATTAAAAAAATGTGTATATTTGCTAAAATAATAAAATATCATGCCTACACAAAATCAAATTGAAGTAAAAAAGTATATTACACCTGATATAAAAAAACAAATGACAGGTTGGGAAAAACAATTTATTACATCCATTTATAATTCAAAAAAGGAATGGAGTTTTAAACAGGTTAAAACATTTGAAGGAATATTAAAAAAGTATAATTTGAATGAAAGAAAAGTAGTTGAGAAAGTAATTTACTTACCTCTTGCTTATGCAAAAGGTGCCAGTGTTAATCAAAAGATTACTTCAAAGTTGAGTAGAAGAAATAGAGGAATTAATAATAGTAAAAACGGATTTAAATTAAAATAGAATATATATGAAAAGTAAAAAACCAGCAGTAAACAATCCTAAACCTTATATTGAGGTAATTAAACTAATGCAAGAAAAGAAAATTGCAAATCCAACCTGGTCTGAAACCTGGATCTTTGGTAGTTGGAATTATTACCAAAGTAAATTAACTTTAAATCAAGACTTAGATATACTGGAACAGTGGTGGTCAGGAGTTATTAAAGCCTATAATAAGAAAAATGGAATCAAGTAATAAATGGAAATGGAGGGATGGTGAATTATCTGTAAAAGAATTTTATCATTTATCCTCAACAGCGAAGCAGGAATATATCAAGCAACTAGAACAACTAGATACTGGAACATTAAGTACTGGTGATAATATCCTGTTGAACCTTTACTCAAAGAAAAGAACAAAACAATTTTTATCATTAGAAACAGAAGACGATGACTACTTCACCTCAACTAATTCAGTTATTTAAAAAGAATATATTACCGGAACTTCATGTATTCGAAGATAGATTCCATTACATAGATGGAATATGGTATCAACATGATATTGCTTTTGAGTTTAAAGCTAAAACAGATTTTTATCAGGATGTAATACTGGAAAAACATAAGTACATTAGCATGCTCAAACATAAACGTAAAAGATATATCAACTTGATGACATTCGAATCAGGAAGAGAAGTTGTTTATAGTTTTAACCTCAACGATTTTCCTAATCCTGAATGGATCTGGATGTATATACCGGATGCAAGTAATGAACTATATTCTAAATGGGAATGGACTGAAGTATGTTTGCTCAATATCAGTAAAGCAAAAAATATAACTCACTTGATATTTAAAAAATAATTGAGTATATTTATTTTATAATAGTTTTTCCATAAGACTAAAATAAGCCATCGTAGGAAAGAAGTAATGCTCCCACCTTAGATGGCTTTTGTTTTGAAAGAACATATTTATATATATGATTTGTATTGACTGCAAGATAGATAAAGACCCAAAACATTTTAGAAAATATAAGGATAAGGATGGTTACGTAATACAGAGGCATCAGTGCTATTCTTGTTTGGGTTTGAGGACTAAGTTAAGGAAACAGGAGAAACTGTCTAAAAACGCCTCTAATGAGCAAACAGAGGTATTGGTGATACCTGATAACCATAAACTTTGTACATTCTGTAATGTTGTTAAACCAATTTATAAATTTAGCAAGAGCAAATTAGGAAATATTTGGAAGTATTGTAAGACCTGCACATCAAATAGAACACAAACAAAAATGTGGGAAAATAAAAATGCATGTGGAGGTTCTGAACGTATTCCAACCAAATGTAATGTGTATGTCGATATTTATCAAAAGCAGCAAACATTTTGGTTGATGCAGTTATTAGGTTGGAAATTTAATGATAATGGTATATGGTCAAAAGAAAATATTAAAGATGAGACAGGTAAGTGGTTAATTTTTAATGAGCAACCCAAAAAAAGGAGATACCCAAATCATAGAGGAGGAAGAAAAATATTACCAATACATCAGAAAAAAGAAGAAATTGTTAAACAATATGAAAATGGTACGACTCCACACGAGTTATCCTATATTTATAAATGTAGCCATACGAGCATAAGAAAATTATTAAGAGATTATTATAATGAAAGAGGAACAGATTGATATTGGTATAATAGATATTCCAATTGATTATGCTAAATTAAATAATAAACAAAAGAAAGCAATATGTAATAATCTTATTGATTC